GTATCAGTAGGTGCAGTAAATGCTACACTTACTTGTTCACTACCTCCAGTGCCAGTAACACCTGTGGGTGGATCAGGTGCATCTAATCCATCAGTACCAATAAAGCCACCGTTACGTCTTGCCATTATTATGCATCATCCATTAGTTCAAAGCTACACAAGTATGTTAAGTCACTGTCTGCAGAAGCTGTAACTGCGAGTAAGTCTGTTTCATCTAAGTAAAATCCATTGTCTTTACCTACAACAACTAGTGTTGCATCAGCAGGTACAGATACTGTTTTAGCTATAGCTACATAGTTAGAACCATTGTCTACACTTACTTCTACTGTAACATCAGCAGCATTAGTACCATCAATGTTTGCAATAATTAGTGTGTTTACTTTAGCAACTTTGTCAGCAGCTACATCAATAATATTTGCCCTACTTGTTGTTATTGCACCAGCTACTGTTGTAGGTGTGATACTTGATACGTTAATTAGATTAATTACGGCCATTTATTTTTTCCTTTATCCGAATACAATTGCCATAGCAATAGCAAAACCTTTAGTAGCTGAACTACCACTAGCATAAGTTTTTATATCTGATGCTGGAATAGTTTTCATTGTTCCACCATCATTAACTACAAAACCATCTGCATCTGCAACTGTTATTGAACCGCCAACAGAAGTACCACCATCTAGTAGATTTAGTTCTGCAGCAGTAGATGTTACATTAGTACCACCAATGTCTAGTGTTGTCAAGGATAATTCACCAGCAACAGTAACTAGACCATCAGCTAATGTAATAAGGTCTGTGTCATCTGTGTGACCAATAGTTGTACCGTTAATAAGAACATTATCAATGTCTAATGAACCACCAGATATAAGACCTGTAGTAGTAATAGTAGAAGAACCAGTATCAATAGTGCCAAACCCAGATGTTATACTACCTGAATTTAATGCTCCTGTAGTTACAAGGTTAGGCATTGCAGTTATTTCATCGTCAAAGTATGCAGCAAGGTCTGTCACAGCTACTTGAACCATAGTGCCATTGTCATTCATAACAACACGGTCTGCATCTGCTACTGTAGTTGATGTAGCAGAAGTATCACCATCTATTATATTTAATTCTGCTGTAGTAGCTGTAACACCATCAAGAAGGTTTAGCTCTGTAGCTGTTGAGGTAACTGCTACATCTTCGTTAATCTTAGGAGATGTTAAAGTTTTATTAGTTAGCGTAGCAGTTGAAGCTGTTGAAACTAGATCAACATTACCGCCTGTACTTGGAAGTGTTAAAGTGTTTGAAGCAGCCTGAGAGTGTGGTGCTCCTTGAAGTATTTGTGCATGGGCATTACTAGACTCACAATAAAATTTAATTTGTGATTGTGCACCTGCATTCTTTAAGTCAATTAATCCTGACTCTATTCCTACATTACCATCAATGACTACTTGACCAGAACCTTTAGGTAATAGTTTTAAATCAATATTAGTATCACCACCAGTAGAAGCAATTTGTACACCATTACCAGTAGCAGCATTAGTAACTTCTATTTGATTGACTGCAGAGCTAGTAGTTTGGAAGACTATTTGTTCGTTGCCGTTTTCATCTCCTATAAAGTGTGCATCATCAATTAGTATATTATGAGAATTAGTATCTAAGTTACCACCTAGCTGTGGCGTAGTATCCTCTACTACATTTGATATGGCACCAGAAGAAGCGAGGCCAGATACAATAGCACTGCGTGTAATCTTTTTAAGTCCACCACCAGAGGTATCAACAGCTAAAAATACATCATCATTAGCTACCGTACTAATTTCTGATAAAGCAGTTACTAAAGTAGGATTAAAGTTTGTACCATCAGCAATAAGTAAAGCACCAGCAGTATTGGTAGCCATTGTAAGGTCATCACCACTAATGGTAAGATCACCTGCTAGTGTAGCATTAGCACCACTAAATGTCAAGGCTGTAGTTGTACCTGACTTAATTACTAAGTTTCCAGAACTATTTGTAAGTGAGCCATAGGTTGTACCTGCATCTTTTAAAAATACATCTGCGCCATCTGCATCTAGTATAATGTCACCAGAAGAGTCTAGTGTAATATCTGTACCATCATTCGTGATAGTATCAAGGGCAATACTACCTACGTTAGATATGTCAAGATCACCAAAGTCTAAAGCACCTGCAACAGTAAGTGTACCTGATATATCAACATTGCCGTTTATATCTATTAGTGTTGCATTAAGTTCTATCTCATCAGTAGCGTTTATGTCTAGTACGGTAGCACTAGGTGCGTTAATAAACTGAGAAGCATCATTAAACTGCAAAGCCATAGTGCTGTTTAACAACAGCCCAGTATCAGCTACGTGTGTAAGTGTAACATCATTATCAGCACCAAAGCCTAGCACAGCAGCATCACTGTCTAGTTTAAGATCGTTACTAACGGTAACTGCAGTAGAAGCATTAATGTCTACGGTAGGTGCAGTAATCTCTAACTCTGTGTCTGCGTCAATGTCAAGCTGTCCATCAGTACTAGAGTTAATAAATATAGCAGTATCACGAAACTGAATCTTCTCTGTTGACGCAATAAGTAGATCATCTGAGAACTCAAAGTAATCCTCATCTTCCATCCACTTTAATACACCGTCGTTAGTCTCACCATCAAAGGTTACTGTAATATCTGTACCTGAAGTACCTGCACCAAAGGTTATACTGTGGCCTAAGAGAGTACTAAGAGGCCCACCCTCTCCTGCTGTACCGTCATGTGTATGTCCTGTACCAGCAGCAAAGGCAGCTAGTAATTGGTCAAACTCATCATTTGTGTCTGCAGCCTGTATAACGTCACCGTCTGTATACGTAGACTGCCTTGTGTATGTAGCACCCATTAGCGTCTTGCTCCTACTTGATACTCTAGCTGAAATCCTTTTAGTGAATAAGGAGATGAAACACCGTTGTCATCAACTCTTAGGGCCACTGTAAACCCTGAACCTTCTACAGGTTGTCTGACTAGCGGTACTGTACCACCACCATAAACAAACTGTGTGGCACTTGATGCTGTACTGTAAACAGCAGTGCCATACTGAGAACCAATACTAGCAGTGCTTAGACTATAAGGTGCTGGTCTAGCTGCCCCTACATTCTCGTTATCATAACGCAGTGTTAAATCAGCACTTAAAGCAGCTTCAGGTTCGTAATTAAGTATTACTCTGTGCATATGCTTTCTTAGACCAGCATCACCAAAACTTATATCTGGACCTCTGTACCTGCCTAAAATAGTTGAACCATCAAATGTACTACCTTTTTCTTGCCTGTGTACATAACCATCAAAGTCACCATGAATTACTATTACGTCACCTGCAGTTATAAAAGAATCAGTGCATGAAGGTCTTATTCCTAGTGTTTCAGAAAACTCAAAACCACTTTCTTTCATAACACATATTACACCTCTGGTACGCTTCTGTGCATTAGTTGCTTTTGTAAAGAATAGTCTGTACTGTGTTTTATCAGGTAAAGTTACACTTTCAAACAAAGATGCATCTACTATATTTTTATCAAATAAGCCTTGTACATTTTTAGATACTGTACCAAGCTCAACGTCACCAATCTTAGCTGTACCTGCAACTGTCCTTAGTCCATCAGGACCAAGAAACATCAAGTCACCTGCAAATTCCTGTATGGTATCACCATTAATACAACCAATGTTTCTAGTAACAGGCTGTACTGAAAAGTCAGACAAACTAGAACCTGTAAGTTTAAATATCCTGTTCTCACAAAATATAAACAAACTATCACGAAAAGCTTTTAGTCCTACTATGGTGTCATCTACTTTGATGCTACCTGCACCGTCTGCTGCGTCAAAGTCATCCTCATCTAAAGGCTCACTAAATACAACCTCTTGGGGTGTTGTTGACTTACCAGCATAAAACATATGGTTTCTGTAAGAAGCTACAAACTTTGATCCAGATACGGCACTTTCACTAACATCAGTTGCACTCATAGATGAATTAAATACTACAGGTGCGTTAGTGCCATCAACTAATATTAGCTTGTCATTACCGTCAAAGTTAAATCTCTCAAAGTTATACTTACCTGCAT